CTTGGCGACCAAAATATCGGCATTCGCGGCACCGACGAGGTAGCTCTGGATGCCGTTGGTCGGGTCCTGGAACCACATCCCATTGTAGTAGCCATCCGGTGTCATGAGGGGTTCTAAAGACGTCAAATTGACCGTGTCCCAGTAAAAGTCTTTTGACACCAGACCGGTGAGCGCTGCGGGGGAGGCATACGCCGTGCGTCCGATATACAGGCGCCATTTGGCGGGATTGAGAAAATCGTCGGCTGTCGACGATTCCTCCACGAGTGTGAGTGTGGTGGTGGTGCTGGGGTTGTTGTCGCTTGACGAGGATGTCTTGTTATGGGGACGCAGGACGAAATAAAGAACGAGGCCTATAACAAGGAAAAGGATGATGACAAAGACGATCACGAGGGTGGTTATGAGAAACCGTTTGTTGTGAACTGCCATGTGGGGTATTTTTTTATTCGTAGGAGCAAAAATAAAAAAAAAATGTGGATTTTCACGAAACACGTTTATTATTAGGAACAAAGTCGTTAGCATTGTAAGAGATAATGAAAAATCCAAAGGTTTAAAGATGGGATATTTTCCATGGAAATGAAACAATATCAACATTATGGCATCATGACGCTCTCCATGGTCCTTGCAGGATTCATGTCCACCATGAACACGTGGTCTCCGAACTGGGGAGACGTCTACTTCTCTCTGAACGATGTGTACATGGTGGGTATCATGACGGGTTTCATGTTTTTTTTCATGGGTCTTTTCACGAGGAAATGGAAAGAAGCCCTTGTTGGAGGCATCGTCGGTTCACTCTTTCTCATGGCGGTGAGATTCCAGTGGTTTATCGGGCAACGTCAATACCTCCGTCAAATGATTCCCCATCACGGCATGGCGGTCTTTTTAAGCCAGAAGCTGTCGCAGAAACCAAATACCATCCAGCCGTATCTCGACACCATCATTAGAAACCAGTCCGATGAGATCCGGTATATGAAATATGTGCTCGGGGGTTCATTATCGACTACCTCCGAACAAGAAGGTACAATGCAAACACGAGCCATGCAAAATACGGAACAAGAAGAGCACCGGCCAGCCAGTACACCGACCAGAACACCCATGTGGTGGCAAAGACCGCGATGAGGAGCAAGAGGAGGTCGATAAGGGAGGCGCGACGCCATCCGAGTAAAAAATACAGAACAATCCACAACACGTTGAGAAAGAGTTGGGAAGCAAAAAGACCGTAGCCCAGGGCGTTACCACCGTGGAGGCTGTAGAGTATGCAACTAATGGCCATCATGATGTAGAGAATCGGCCACACGATGTGGAAGACCACGGGTGGTGGTGTCCATTGTGATGTCGACGATTTGTCTTGTTTCATTTTATACTAGGTATCGTATTTATTTTTTCAGCCATCGGTCTTTCAAGATTTGTAAAAGACGATACCCCTTTTGGATGTCCATCGCGGTGTCGCTCTGAAGCAACGAATTACCCTCAAAGTGATGACGGAGCTCTCGTTTCATGCTCTCGCGATAACTGGCCGGCGTCTTGTGGAGCACGCGTAAAAATTCACGGTACAGTGAACGAGACATTTTTTTTATTTTTACTTCTAGGTTCTATAGTTTCACAAAAAAAAAACAAATTTATCCCGTTTTCAAACCCTTTTTGCGCCACCGATTCATTTCTTGACGACGCCTATTTCTTTTACCCGCCAATTGGGACGTGGGTTTCCTTCCAAGACCACCACCCACTTGTCTTCGTTCCAGGACGGCGGTTTCCTTGATACGGGTTGCGCGCGTGGTGTAGAGACGTGATTGTTGTTTCATCATTCTTTTTTTAGGAGAGTGTCTATGTGGTCTACGAAGGATTCAATTTTTTTGTTGTGTTTGGTGAGTTCCAAAATTGGCAAATTTTATTTTTTCTTGATTCAAAATAGAATCAAAATCAATAAAAAAAATGGTCTTGACGTTCTACTTTGACGTGAACGACCCCGAATTCTCTAGTACTACCACGACCGTCAGTACGGAACCCGGGGACTATATCTCCCAGTCCTACGTCAAGGCCCCGCTTTATGATTCCACCACCAACCAAAAAATAGGGTACAAGGTGACCACTTCCACGCTTCAACAAGTCGGAGAGAATCTTTACTACATTGTCAACTCGTCGACGTACAATATCGACGGTCAAGGCACGATTTCATGGAACGGCTTTTATGAGAACACGGTTCCCAGCAACCTCTACCCCCTGGGTACGGTGCTGAAATCCAATATTGTGTCCACCTCGGGTGCCTACTTGAATAAACAAGGAACCGTAAAACTCACCGTTCTTCCTTCGGGACAGCGGAACGTCAAGGTGACGTTGTTTTGTGGATAATGTGGACAGACAAAACACTGGACTTTCAAGACATGAACCGAATGTTCTAGGGTTTCTTTCAAGTACACTACTACAATAGGATAAAATGTTTTTTCACCTAAAAAAACATTATTCGTCCGCTTTGACAATATCCATCTACTCTTGTTCCTCTTCGTCTTCTTCCTCGTTTTCAGAGTCTTCTTCGTCTTCGTCATCCTCCTCGTTTTCAGAGTCATTATCGGACTCATCATCCGCATCATCGTCCTCGTCATCCTCGTCATCCTCGTCCTCGTCATCATCCTCTTCATCGTCCTCTTCATCATCATCATCGTCCTCATCGTCATTCTCAAAATCCGCAGGAATGTACCCATGTTCCTGCGCCCAATTCACAGCAATCTCTTCTTCGGGGGTCCTCTCGTGGATGAGGATGACATAGTCAAAAGGACACCCGCGTTCCAGCACCCACTGGAACATTTCCAAATTGCCCAGCGCCGAACGACAGGTTTCTTCGTCCCAGGGATACCCGTGTTCATGCAACCACCGCAACATCTCAAAATTGTTGCGCTTTGCGGCATAATCGCACGCCCTTTCATCCCGAGGGCATTCGTTCTCGTACAGGTACTCCAATACCGCCTGATGACCCCCATCGACCGCTGCGGTCGTGGTGTTTTCGGACCATGGAAATCCGTGAGCGCGTGCCCACACAAGCCTCTTGAGGTCACCGCCAAACGCAATTATCGTACAGACGTCGGCGGTAGATTCGCATCCCGTTTGATGGGCCCATTCCAACAATTCCCAATGACCTTGCATTGCCGCATTCATGGTGGTGTCATGCGCCCATCGACACTTATGTTCACGCGCCCATTGTAACATCTCCAGGTTGCCGACACTGGCCGCGTGGCTACACGTCTTATAATCCCATGGGTATTTGTGCGCGCGTGCCCATTTCAACCACTCGAAACGGTTCTTCTCCGCAGCACTCGCGCATTTCTGGGAGTGGGGGGTTGCCTTGATCCATGCCCTGAATTCCACCACTTCCTTGTAGACCCACGTCTTGTCGGAAAATTCCGTCTCAAAACGTTCCATGTCCATGGTCTCTATGACCCGCAACAGGTGGTGAGGAATGTCCTTGAGCGAACAGAAATCGAGAGTTTTCAGAACATCAAGGATAGTCTCCTTCTCGATGGAGGAATGGGCGTCCATAATAAACGGGAGATGTTGACGATGGGTATCGGGTAAATTCTCCACGTCAATCTCGGTCAATAACGACATTTGTTTTTGCTTTGTTTTCTGGAGGTGTGAGGTTTACCATCAATTTTTTTTTCAATCACCTATGATGCAAAATAACTAAAAAAACAGTTCATAGCTCTTACTCTTTTCAAGTTCATAATCATCTGGATAATCATCTAAATTCGAATTCATAAAAAACCATGTGTCTAAAACCCTAACATACTTCATTCCGAGAGCATCAAATTCACGAGCATGAAATTTTTGGTAAGCCCGTTGAAGAATTCTAATTTGTCGATGGACCTTGCTCCACTTCTCTCGATGCCCGGCTCCAAACTCGTCAATATGACGCACAATATCTTGCGGTAATGTCTCCATCCTTCCTCTCCTGTGATGAATTTTGATTTTATAGTGGAACTATAAAATTATATCGTTGTGAGAATGTTGTACGTACGTGAATCGAATCCGCTACAGAGTCTCATTTCCATTGCGGAAAAAATTCGTTTCCTTTCATTTTTTATGTTTACCGGTGTACACCAAGTTATTACCCTTCGTTTCATTGTAAATAACAACCTATCTAAAGAAATGAAGAACTGTATAAAAAAAGAACATGTCGTATAGAGCTTACGTCCCCCAATTCCTCGACCGCGTCGCGCTGAAAGAAAAGAACCGCAACGCGCCCGAGGGTTATAAATTCTGCAACGCCATCTGCCAAGATTATCTGCCCAAGACCAATTTTTCAAGCGTCCACGTCCTCTGTAATTCGTGCCGGAACCGCATCCATCTCGCCGAGAAGCAGGTGGCCTCACAAAAAATTTCCATGGACGATTTCCACAAGGACCCCATGGTCGTGTACAAGACCCATCCCGACGGGGTGCTAGTCACCAAGGCGTGCATCGTCTGCAAGAACGACAAAGCCATCTTTCAGTACGAGCCGAACCGGAAGGAGTGCAAATCGTGCCATGGTCTCCAAGCGGTAGCCCGCAACCGGGACAAGATGGCGGACTACCTCGCCGACATTGAAAAGGTCAAGACCAACATGGAACACCTGGAGGTGTACCTGGAACACATCCCCAAGGACACGCTGATTCTGTTGGTGGCCCATTACCAGGTGGGTCGGAAATCGTCGGACGTGAAATCGACCATGGTCCATAACATGGTCCAGCATTTCAAGGCACTTCTTTCTCCCGATACATGCCGGGAAGGGTGTGGTGCTACGGTGGTCGAACCTCATTCCGCGTGTGGAACGTGCCAGGAAAAACCGGTCGTTCACAAGAACGAGAAGCGACAGCAATTCATCGACAATTTGGACACGCTGGTGGAGGAGATGAAGCCGATGACGAATCGTGCGTTGGATGTCGATAGATTCAACAAGGACCAACTGACCATGGTGGCGAGGAAGCTGGGCCTCAAATTCGAACAAAAGATTCCCAAGAACGATTTGTTTGATTTGGTGAATGAGGCGTTGGAGACGCGAGAAGAAGAACGTGAAAAAGCAAGGGCGGTCGAGGAACTGCAACTTGGTGTTGCTGATAAAAGAGTGGAAGATTTAGTGATGAACGGTCTGACGATTCAAGCCCGTGACAGCGATTGCTACATCAACGCGACGATGCTATGCAAAGCTGGAAATAAGCGGTTTAATAATTGGTACCAACTGGAAAGCACCAAAAACTTGATTCAAGTGCTGTCTGACGACCTTGGAATTCCAATAATGACCTTGGTTGATATTACAAAAGGTGGAAATGTGAATAATTGTTCACAAGGCTCGTGGGTTCATCCCGACCTTGCTGTCCAGTTAGCGCAGTGGATTTCACCCGAGTTTGCTCTTCGTGTATCTCGTTGGGTTCGAGATATTGTCATAACCGGTAATACTCAACTTCATTCTGAAAAGACCAACGCCCAGCTCATCGAAATGCAGATGGAGATACAGAAAAAAGACAAACAACTGCAAAACAAGGAAGAGCAGATAAAAAAGCTTGAAATCAAGCATAAATCTATCCTGCAACGGCGTGACTATTACAAGTTCGAGAAGGGGTCCTGCTTCTACATTATTCGTGTCAATGATACCGATTTTAAGCTCGGATACGAAGGCATTGATATCAATATTCGACTTCGCGCCTACCGTACCGGAAATCCATCCGCAAGGGTCTGTCATATTGTCTACTCTTCCGATGCCTTTCTTATTGAACAGAACATGCTCAAGCGTTTCCAGTACAAGAAATTGGAACAAAATCACGAGGTCGTCACAGAGGTGTTGTTAAGCGACCTAATTCATACTTGTCATACCATTGTCGAATTTTTCCATCTCCATTACCACGTTGTTTCGGCGGATTCACTTGAGAAATATAATGAAAGTTGATAAAATAAAATAGATATTGTCATCATTTCAGGAATAGACATTTCAGCTTTAGGCCCTCTTAGTTTGTCTTTGCTAATTAAATGTTGTTCCCACTGCTTACTG